CACCGTCTGCGTTTGTTATACTTACATTACTACCTGCTGTCAATGTAGCATTTTCAAAATAACTATTACTATTGTCATAAATAAGTAAATGTCCTGCTGCAGGAGCTGTTAAATTAACATCTGTTAAATTATTTGCACTTGCATTTAAACTAAATGTTGTTCCGCCTAAACTTAAACCAGTTCCTGCTGAATAAGTTGTATTTGTGTCAGTTGCTGCAAAAGTTATTGTGTCAGAACCTGCAGCTGTAGTCAATGTCATATTGCTACCTGCCGCTAAAGTTAAAGTATCTGTTGCACTATCTGCCACTACATCAGATTGTCCACTTACTGAAATTGTTTTAAATGAATCTGTTTGCGTATCTGTAGCAGCTATAGTAAAGTTCGGATATGTACCACTTACTGATACATTTGTACCACCTGTTAAAGCAACCGTTTGGTCAGGTGCTGTGTTTGTAATAGTTAATGTACCTGCAGCGTCATCATAAGTTTTGCTAATTGATGTTCCTGCTGTAATTAAATTTGCTACCCTGTCATCTACTCTTTCATCTGTATAATATAAATTTGTTCCTTCTGTAAGATCTGCTGTGTCTTTTGTAGCAAAAGATGTATTAAATCTACTTGTTGTATAATAAAGATTACTACTTCCTTCACTAACAGAATCTGTATTAAAACTAATGTTTGCACTTCCGTCAAATGAAGCTCCGTTTATTGTTCTAGCTGTTTCTAGTGTTGTTGCTGTGGACGCAGCAATACTTAATCCGTCTACATAGGATTTAGTTATATGTGCCCTAACTTCTGACTCACTCGGCCCAGTATATGTTATGACTCCAGTTGAATTATTGTATGCTAGAGATCCGTCTCCGCCTGAATCTGTAACGCTAATCAATCCTCTAACATCTGAATTCGAAGCACCTGTGTATGTAAAAACACCAGTACTATTATTATAACTAAAACTTCCTAATCCACCTGCGTCCGTAGCTGACAAATCTGTTAATGATATTCCTGCTCCAGTATTCGCTATTGTAAAATTTGGATATGTTCCAGTAACACCTATACCTGTACCCCCAGTCAAACTTACTGTTTGGTCAGGAGCAGCGTTAGTTATAGTAAAATTAGGGTATGTACCGCTTATAGAAATGCTTGTACCCCCAGTTAGTGCTACCGTTTGATCAGGGGCACTATTTGTTATTGTCAATGAACCCCCTGCGTCATCGTATGTTTTTGTTATACCAGTTCCTGCTTGTAATAATGTATTTACTTGGTCATCTACTCTTTCATTTGTGTAATACTTATTTGTTGCTTCAGAAATATTATCTGTGTCTAATGATATATTTGCTGTACCGTCAAAACTAACTCCTGCTATTGTTCTTGCATTTGCTAACGCTGTTGCAGTAGCAGCTAAAGCTACAGCTATATTAGCAGTTCCGTCAAATGATGTACCACCAATAGTTCTAGCAGTTTGTAAAGCAGTTGCAGTTGCAGCATTACCTGTTGTAGATCCTGATGAACCTGTTACATTACCAGTAACATTACCTGTTACATTACCAGTTAAATTTCCTGTCACATTACCTGTAACATTACCTGTTAATGCCCCACTAAAAGCATTTGCAGTCACAGTACCAGTAGCTGTAAAATCTCCTGCTGTGTTCATACTCAATCCGCTACTATTACCTGCTCCGTCTGTAATAGATTGTAAACTTGCTGCTAGTGTACCATTATCTCCAACCTTAATTAAGGAGGTATAAGTACTACTTATCGAATTTCCAGTTAAACTTGCCATTATTTATTTTCTTTATATATTTTTTTAATTTAATTATGTTCTCTTTTTTTGTTTTATATCTACCTCTTTTCATAATACCCAACCATTGAATAAATTATCTTTATCAGGATATACATCTTCATTAGTATTAGAATTATACTCTGGAAAGTTTGCATTATTAAAACTTAAATAATCTATCATTCTCCTTATATAATATTCTGCAAATTCTCTTTCTTTATTTACTAGATAATCTACTTCGTTTTTTGTTACACTTTCTGCGTTTTCGCTTATATGCTTAAATACTCCTGCGTTTTTTACCTGATATGCAGCAAATGGTAAATAGTCCATCATAGCATAGTGTATTAATGCAGGTTGTACATACTTGTTTACTAGCGTCAAATAATGACCTGCTAGATTATTGTTTGTTATTTTTGTTTCTATTGCTTCGTATAATTTTGTTCCTAAAAAGTTTTGTATATGTATCTCTTGCGATATTTTTATATAAGGCAATAATTTGTCTACATCTACATTACCGTCTAGTACTGTATTTTTCTTTAATGTTTGTACTTTTATAAATAATACTTGTGCCATTTCTAAAATGCTTTACCTTTCGGTGTTTTAAAATCTTTTTTCTTAACAAAACCTCTATTATCCATATCTCTAGGTCTTGTTGCTACTTTTTTGTCATTAACCTCAGGATTAAATCCTTCTTTTCTTGCTTTATTTGCACTTGATTTAGACCTAGGATTTCTTGGATCAGGTGTAACAGTTTTACTCATATAAACTCTACGCTCCCAATAATGTCTACACGATCCACCCCCTTTGTATAACCATATACTATAAGTATCAGCACCGTCTTTTCCCCAACCTTTATTTACTGGTTTTGAAGATAGCTGCATAATATCTTCTTTTCTGTACAACTTATTTGCTTGTACCATTTTTCTACAAAACTCTCTTGTTTCATCATCAAATTTTTGTGGTGCATATTGATATCTGACTTTGTACTTCCAACCTTTTTTATTTTCTCCGTCTTGTTCACTTTTAGCATTTGGTCTTGCAGATCCAGTAGAAGCTAATTCTAATTTGTGATTAAGTTCGTCATCTAAATCATAATCTACTGGTGCAGCTTCCATTAATTCCCACTCATCTAAATCTTCATCTTCTCCTAATGATATGAATTTAGATAATTCAGTAACTTCTGATAACTCACTTTTATCTGTGTCTACTCCAGTTTCTTCTTCTCTAGTTTCGTCATCTACTAGGTTACCTTCTAAGTCTGTGAATTCTAACGGTTGTAAAGTTTTAAAGTATAAGTTTAACGAAACATTGTTAAATGCTAATATAGAATCTAAAGCGTCTAGTATATATTCTTGTTGCACTCTAATAACCATATTGTCAAACAATATACTTGCTTGTTTTAACTCATCTGCGTTTGATCCTAAGCCATTGTTACCTGTTCTTATACCTAATAATAATGGAGAAGATAATCTGTGCCCTACAAGAATCTTATTAGTTGCTTCATCACTCAAAAACTGATATTGATTGTGTGCGTCAGATAATTGTACTGGATCTAATGTAGCTGCACTTTCTGCATTATCATTAAATGCTAATATAAATTTACCTGCATTACTACTACCACTAAATTTTTCATAAATCCTTCTTTCTATTAACTCTCTTTGTTCTTCATCAGGCGTACCATTGTTAAAATTCATTAACATACTCGGTGCCATACCGTTTTGTATATTATTAATATGAAAGTTTGCAACCTCAGCTTCTAATTCACAATAAGGTAACGCACCCTGATATGTAACAGGTGTGTAATAGAAATAACCTGCTCTATATGGTTTTATACATAAAATTTCTATAGCATTATTACCAGTACCAAAAGCAGGTATTCTTTTTGCTTTATCTCTAGGTGTATATTTTTTCCAATCGTGGAAATAGTAAAAACCTTTTATATCTCCGTCTTTGTTTGCTTTTTCTGCACGAAGTGTTTGTACTGGAAAATGCTCAACCTTAACTATTTTACTTCTATCTACATTATAATACACCTGTAAAGTAGCTTGTCCTAATAAATAAAAGTCAGAACAAATCTTTTTTAAATCATCTTTCTTAAATAATGTTATTGCTTCTGCATATTCCATAGGTTTTTTGTCACTATTAGTTGCTCCTAAACCTTTACCGTATATCATTTCTGTTATACCGTTTATTATAGCATTATTTGTTGGACTACCTTGGTATTGATCTATTAGGTATTGATAGTAATCATTGTCCTCTCCATATGCTACCCACTCTTTTTGTTTACTTTCTGTAATCTTCGGTGCTGTGTATGTGCTTAAATTTACTACTCTAATTTTACTCATTAGCTTATTATTATATAGTCATCATCAGGATAACTTGTTGTTTCTGTATATTCTCCGTCGTTTATTGTGTAATATTTATTATCACTTTGATCTATTGTTTGATCAGTACAAAATACTTTATCTAAATATACATCTTTTTCAGATGAAATTATATTTTCCCAGTTATCTGTAGCTGCTTCCCAATTTGTTGTTACTTGATTCCATAACGAACCTATACCTTGTATAATTTTTAAATCATAAAATCTACCTTCTACTAATGTGTATGTTGTAGATATTGTAGCATTATCTTTTACTCTTGTCAATGTTACATTTTGTGTCCTAGTCGTTGTGTTAGTACTATTATCTCTTATTGATACAGTTACACTTGACGGATATGCTCTGGGTGTAAATGTTAATGTTTGAGCAGCAGTACTCGTTGTTAGAATCTTCATAATAGTATAATAAAAAAAAACTTATTTTTTATATAATAAAAAAGGGAAGCTAAAAAACCTCCCTTTTAAAAACACACAAAAACAAAAAACTGTTATGCTGTTGGATCTATTTGTGTTCCACTTGCTAACGCAGATACTACCGATCCTGTTATAAATAACGGTGGTATAACTTCTGTAGCAGTAAATGTTAATGTGAAACCGCTTAAATCTGTAAAAGCTGCACCACTTACAATCGTACCTGCAGTTACTTCAGCTCCTTGATGAAAGCCAACCATAAAATGATTAGCACTATCAGTAGTATCAGGATTAACACTAGAACTCATTACTCTATTGTTGTCCTGTACCACAATATGTGGTCTTGCAGCTGCAATTAGTTTTATTTCTTCCTGCGTTGCTGCGTCTAAATGTGTAAATGTTAATTCTAAAGTAGACTCATAAACTGTAGTACCAGTATCTCTTGAACTAATCTT